TCAACTTCCGCTTGTATTTTGTGTGGACGTACCCGCGAAAACAGCCTCTCCTGCCCGCCTTAGATGCCCCATAGAAACGTGAGTATAAATTTCAGTAGTGCTTATCTGGGTGTGTCCCAGGTACCGCTGGATAACCCGCAAGTTTGTTTCTTCGTCTAATAAATGCGTTGCCCAGGAATGACGAAACAAATGGGGATTAACCTTTTTTTGGATGCCGGCCAGCTTGCAAGCTTTCCGGATTGCACATCGAATATCCAGGATCGGCTTCCGCGTATCATTAGTTTCCTCGGGTCGATCATCGGCGCCGGCACGTCGGGGGGTTAGAAAAAGATAGTCATCAGGCTTCTTGTCGCCGAGTTCCTTGATCGCCTTTATAGTACGTTTATAAAGGGGTAGGATTTTATAACTGCCCCCCTTTTGTTGTACGCGGGCGACGCAGTTTTCAAAATCCAAATCCTTCTGTTTTAAAAATCTGGCTTCTGAAAAGCGAAGCCCCATGGAGTAGAGGCAGAGAAAAAGCGCCCGGTAAAATGGAGACGAGACCTCTATTATTTTGAGGACCTCTTCAACGGTCAATACCATGGGCAAGGGTGCTTTATAGGGTAGTTTTGCATATTTTATGGGTGCGATTTTTATCTTTTTATGATCCCGGCACCATTTCAAAAAGCCGGAAAAATAATCCAATTCTTTGTTGACGGTGCGATTGGATACAATTTTTCCTATACGTTCCTTCTTGACAACCCGGTCCGGAGGATCACCCATTTTCCTGAGTTTTTGATACAGGTCAAAATGTTCTATCCCCAGAGATTCGACGGCTATCTTACCGAGGATATGAGATATATGCGCATCATAGATCAGCGAGAGATCGTGATATGTCCTTTCCGATCGGTGTAGGCGATACCATTTCAGATAATCCTGGAAAAGGTCGTCAACGGTTGCATTTGTCGGCGTGATCAGTTCCGATTTTCCGATCCGGGCCGTTATCTTTAGGTTTGCTTCCAGCGCAGCTACTTCTGGGTCTTGTTCCTGAGTGATGGTGGGCGGTAGGTGAAGGCGTTTCCGCTGGCCATAACGTCCGTCAGGGCGGTAATCAATGATCCAGTGGTCTTTATGCCAGTTGTGGGACATTACGTTTTACTCATATTTGCATCAAGATAATCTAAATGGAGGCGTTTGCCTCGCGTGATGATGGCCATATATAATTGTTCCAACTACACACGTTAACGGTGCCTGCTTGCATCGTACCGCTAATGATGTCAACAAAATTATTAAACGTGCTGAATAAATTATTGAGAATTAAGTGAGCCCCCCCTATTTTACCAAGAAACTATTTACTCTTCTTGAAATGTTCGTGATTGGCAATATGATGCGCGGCTTTGACGAGAACAAACCTCGGATGGCTGCACGTATTACAAGGGGGGAATGGCTCACCGATAACACACGTTACTTCATGTGGCGGAGTGTGTCCATCGTGCGTTACTTTGTAGATTCCAGACTTCGGAACTTTTTCCCCGGGTTTGAATTCTTCGGACATTGTGGCCTCCTTGTTGTTGATGAAATGGCTAATAATAATTTAGATTAATCCGCATAACACGCCATTGACTACATGAGGGTACCTTATTTAATTATGGAGTACGCTGAACAAATTTACTGAGACTCAAGTAAGTTGTCCCCCTATCTTGCCCATCCACTTTACCTTATCGGGAATATTACAATTAAAGAGAACCGTCCCCTTTATTCGCCTTTATTCCCTGACACCAAAACTGACCAACCTTTGCGTTTTTGGCGGGCAGATAACTCAAGATAAATTATACTCAACAGGTAATTGAATGGTTGTCAACATTGATGTTAGTAATTCGAGGTCTTTAGTTTCGCATTCCCATATCACAAATATTTTCCAACCTTTAGATTCAAGGGCGTTTTTAACCTCTTTAAATCTCGTAATATTACGCCTGAATTTGTTTTTCCAATATTCTGTGTTGCTCTTGGGTGTTGTTGCCCGTTTGCAATTGTGCCTGTGCCAAAAGCACCCATGAACAAAAATTATCGTTTTATATTTTGGCAATACGATGTCAGGTTTTCCAGGAAGAGTCTTTTGATGTAAACGAAATCTATAACCAAGACGATGAAGCATTGACCGAACAATTAACTCCGCTTGTGAATTATTACTTTTTACTGAAGCCATGATACGGCTTCTATCTTCCTTGCTAAAAGTGTCTGTCATTAAGGGTTTATGGTTATCCAAGATTTATCAAAACCTATTTGCTCAATGGTTTTCTCGAAATCAAGAACGGCAGGTCTTTTGACTTTAAAACGGACAGAAGAGGCTGGGACGGAATACATGATTGTAAATTGTGACCCATGCGGCTGCCATGAAAATTTGTGAATATTCGTAGTTTTATTTACACCTTCTAAATTACCGTTACTATTAATGTGCCAGACATATTCATTGGTTGGGAATCTATAAGTTTCTGTCTCGAAAAGTGTAAATTCGAGTCTATTTACTTCTCTGATGAAGATAACGGTTCGTAAAGAATCAAAGCGGTCTAACGCAATATTTATGCGTTCATTCCATATCCCTAAAACTGCGGTGCCAGTTTTCTGCGGGTCGTCATGCGGGTTCTGGATTCCATACGAATAATCGGGAGAATTTCTGCCAGAAATAACCCTGATTTTCTCACATAAATGAGGCTTGTCGTGTTTTACGCTTTTTACTGACCACGCTTTGCCTTCCGAAACAACATCTGCGAGTCCGACAGGGCTTGACAAATGTTTTCCGACAAGTGCTTTGGCAAAAATATCTCCCCAGTCTTCTCCGCTTATATCTGATTTACCTACGGCGAAATTATAGACAATCCATTTGCTGATTTCATAAATGACTTCGTAGGGGAACTCTCCTATTGGATAAAGATCGGCTCCCGCTCTTTTTTTTGAATCCTTCAGTTTGGGTGGCAGCATTTAAAACCTCTCTTATGACAGCTTCAATCATTGGAACGGGTACGGCATTACCCACCTGTTTTCGTGTTTCAGAGTCAGTACATACGATTTTAAATGTATCTGGAAATCCTTGAAGTCTAAGCATTTCTCTCGGGGTTAGTCTGCGTTCGCCGTTTACCAAAAGATAATTGTAAGAAGCTCCGGCCCTTAAAGCACAGGAATATTGATAGCTTGAAATATTCCCTGCTTTATTTTCGTGCCATATTGAAGGATAGAATTTGCTTGTGTGCGATTCTCCTCGCTTATTCCGTATTCTCTCACTGGCAAAATATTTGCTGTCAATAATTTTCTCTAGGATTTCATTCAGACTTTTGTATGGTTTAATTTTTTGAGGCCATGAAAAATTAACGTCAGCGTCTAAAAATCCCACAATTATTGTCCGCTCTCTTTTTTGGGGCAAACCGTAATCTAGTGCGTTAAGAACATTCCAAAATACCTTATATCCAATTGATAGTAATGACTCAACTATCCTTGCAATCGTGCGTTTATTATCGTGAGTTGAAAGTTGTTTGACATTCTCCAGCACCAAGAGCGGGGTCTTTTTATCTTTAAGAATTCTAGTGACTTCGTAAAATAACGTACCCCGCATATCGTCAAACCCTAGACGATTTCCCATAATACTGAATGGCTGACAGGGGAATCCGGCACACAACATATCGTGGTCCGGTATGTCGCAAGATTTTACCTTTGTGATGTCTCCGACTGGCTTAATATGGTAGTTAGATTGATAAACTTTTTGAGCTGCTAAATCAATATCGCTGGAAAAAAGACATTCACCCCCGTTGGCCGTTGCTGCTAAATGAAAACCACCTATTCCCGAAAAAAGGTCTATGAAAGTAAATTTACTCATAAGATCTACCTTCTTTGCGGTTTGAGGACGGCGCAGGAGTGTTTCCACTCGTGGACGTCGTAATTGGAGCGTATCATGCCAGGTAGCAGGTCAACAACCATAAAAGCTCCAAACGTCATTTTAGAGCTTAATAATACAAGCTATTGTGCTTGTCAAGAAAAATATCACAAGATGTTGTTAAAATGGTCGCCACAAATATTCTGTTTCTTCAGATACTCATCTTTTTCCTCAAGATAGTATTTTTCGGCATGTTCAAATTGGCGGGCGTCGCACGTTTAATAATGTCATTGATTCTGAAAGCCCATCGGGAGATTGCAACGGCAATGAAAAAAAAAGAAAAAGCATAAATAATATTCCAATACCTGATGGATCCATAACCCCACCTTTCACAAATAAATCACGTTTCCCCGTTTCTTTACACCTCCATTACGTCACATTTTATTCTTTCTCTTTCTTTCTCGTTCCCCAATCCTTGCCGCGGATCTGCTCGATTTCTTGATAGGTACCTCTAAATGGTTCGCACTCTTCGTATGCGCCACGGAAAGGATAAAAAATTTTACAGCCGCCGTTTTGCATCAAGGCGCTCCGTTTATGGCCGTGGTTATTTAACGACGGAGCGCCGTTCTTCCCCCCGCCAATTATCCTTTAACTTTTTATTTTCTTCTTCGAGCCTTCTGGCATCTTTTTTCAAGAGTTCCTTGCTCTCCTCAATAGAAGCGATGCGTTTATCTTTTTCTTCCACCATGTCGTTTAACAACTTAATCTTATCTTCTAATGTTTGTGGAGTCGAAATCGGAAGTAACTTTGTTTCGTCATGTTTATAATATTTCTTAAACATATTCAAGTTGCTTGATATTGCACTAATAATATCATCGTCTTTAGATTCAAATATTTCTTTCAGAATATGGAAGGCGTCTTTTTGAATATCAGTCCAGCCGGCCATGGAGGCGGTGTTATATTCGGCTTGGGGTTCGCTAATCTTGTCAGCTTCGGTGCCGTATAGATACCATTCTATTGGTTTGCCGGTAAACTTGGCAACAGCGATGACATATTCTATGGATGGCTTAACTCTTCCTTTTTTGCCATGGATATTACTTATAGAAGAAATGCTCATACCGGTGAACTCTGCCCATTTTCCTACCTTATAATGGGCTTTATCAAGCTCAATTCGTTTTCTTATCTCATCGAAATTTAAATTTAATTCAATTATTTTCATTACACTAAAAATAATACTTGACAATAGTTTTATTGTCGTGTATTTACCCACTCAAGCTAAGACTGACGGGCATAATCTTAAAAAAGAGTGGAGTCATTAATGATTAATACAATCACCCTACTTAATAACTGCGCAGCCGAATTCCTATCATTGGCCAAGGAGAATCAGCGTATCGCAGATGAAGAAGCAAAAACTTTTTATCATAACCGCATGGCCGGCAAAGCCGCATCTACATATAGACAATGTGCAAGTTACCTTTTTAGCGTGGCAATGGCACTTCCTCCCATTCTTGCAAGTCTTCCGGATGATAAACAATCAAAGGTAAATCAATATGGAATCACCTAACAACAAAGATGAATTAAGAAAATCCTGCAAGCACCTCCTGGTTGATCTGGGTCTGGATAAGCCAGGCACAATGGAAATCTTAAAGGACCGCTTATCTGAGAAGATGAGCTGCCCAGTAAATAAACGATCCCTAAACATGGCGCTGACAGGATACCGCACAACCTCCTTTTACCAGGAAATGTTGATGCAGCTCCATGATCTATTGTTAAATTGGCCGCCGGAAGCGGCGTAATAGTTCTTTTATGTGGGAATATACACACATGAAAAACGATTTGCAATTAAAAAGAGGAGAGGGATTATTAATGAATTTGCGGGAATGTCTCTACAAAACGATTCATAGAAACCATAAACCCCTGAAGCTCATTGCCATGGAAGTCGACATGAGCGAAAACTATTTAACCCGCAGTGCACTTCCGGATCCGGAAGATTCCGACACCGGGACTGGGTGCAGATTTCCTCTGAAAAAACTTATTCCATTGATTCGCAGCACAGGCGACTTTTCCGTTTTGGATTGCATTGAGCAATCCCTTGGCAGGGTCGCCTTTTTACTTCCGCCGCCTTCTCGAAATTTGCCGGATGTTTACCGTTTGACTATGGTTTCTGTGCGGGAGTTTGGCGAGCTCATGGCAGAAGTGGAAAAGGCCGTATCGGACGGATCTATATCTCAATCCGAACTGGGTCGCATCCAGGAAGAAGGATATGAGGCCATTGCAGCAGTGGTCACTCTATTGAAAAGTTTGGAATTTTCAAAATGATGTCAACGGAACAACGATTTAAACGGATTGAGGCGATGATTGAGGAGATCCACGCCTTTATCGTCATGGGTTCGGTTCCGGTGCCGGGGGAAAGGGAATACAAACTGGTTATCCGGGAGCTGGCCAACGGCAATACGAAAGCCCTGGAGGCATTTCTAAAGAGGGGCGGGAAGATACCCGTCGAAAAGGAGGCAAGCCATGATGCTTGAAACAAACATGAATGTCGTCAACACAATTCAAAGCAGAATTTCCATTGCCATTCCACAAAAGATCGATACGGAAAGCGTTATTGACAGGATCATGGATTACTTTGATTCCAGCAGCCGGGTGCTTGGGTGGGTTGCCGCAATCCTCACTATAATATTTGTTCTCGCTCCAGTTTGGTTGAAGATCCTTTGGCCTACACCGTAAACCTCCTAACTAACCCTTTCAGGCCTGCCCGCCGCCGCATTAGAAAGTGCGGGCAGCGGTTAAGTGGAGCAACGGCCACGGTTCCGTTGCAACGTGATAGTGGTTTGGGGCGGTTTATATGCTCGCCGCCCCATTATAAAGGGAAAACAATGACGGGACAATACGAAGAGATAGGCACCACGATCGGGGCGCTGGTAGATAAGAAGAACTTGGCCTACGGGGATTCAATCCATTTGGCCGGGCAGATAGTTCGCATTCTTTATCCGGGTGGAGTGCGGCCAGAGCAATATGACGATCTCCTGGCGCTCATCCGGATCATCGATAAGATGTTTCGCATCGCCAATCAGAAAAAGGCATTCGGCGAGAATCCGTTCATGGATATCGCCGGCTACGGGATCCTGAAATGCCGGGAAAAGGAAGGCAATGAGGGATGAGGCCGGCCGTAAAATCCTGTGCGGGAAATGCGGATCGGGAACGATCTATTGGGATGCGGTCCCGGGCATTGATGTCGGGCTGGCCTGCCTGATATGCGGCAACCGGGAAGGAAGCAAGTTCGGATTTAAAAAACAGGGGGATCAAATGACACAGAGCGGACAAGGGCAGATCAGAACAGACCAAAACAGGGGAAAACCAAATACTCGTAATCATACAGCAGCTCGTCAAAAAGACCTTCCGAAAAATAAATCATACAAAAAAATCCAGCCATGTGTGAATTGCGGGCGAAATTTGACACACCATGGCCGCGGCATGTGCGGAGGATGCTATTGCGTTTGGAAGACTACGCCGGAAGAGAAAAGAACGGAAGCGCTGGCCGTATTTGCGAAACGGGTCAATAGTCTGGTTGCGTCTGATAAACGTCAGATTTCAAAGCGAAAGTCAATTAATAACGAAGATATGCTGGGAGATTTCATCGATGAATGCTGTATTCTGGAGCCCGGCACCAAGGCCAAATCAACGGAATCTTTCGACGAAGGCTTGAAAGTTACAGCCAGAATAGAGGCAGCAACCCAGGCATATTTTGCGCCAGTCATCACTCTCAATTTCGAGGGTGACGATAAGGCCATATATGATTCGCTATGCATTTTAGCCAAACGCCTGCGTCGGGATCCGGAGCAACAAGCCATGTGGATGCTGCAAACATTATTGGATCGCGAGGCGCCCTCATAAGGGAAGCGTCTCCGGCAATATAAAAGGCACGCCGCGGGGGATCGGCGCTTATCAACCAGGGCTTCTTCCCCTCCTATCTCTACCCCCGGTAGTGGAAGTGGAAGCCCTCCTTCCTTTGATGAACGGGGACATGAACCGGAAGTCCACCGAAGGTGGAAGCGGTTCGTGTCCCCGGAAGATGCGAGTGAATTTTATGACTGCCAGAGCACCTGAAATTAGTCTCTATAGAGGCTATCCCGTCATTACGATCTGGACTGGTAATGTCTGGAAGGGCGAGGAAGAATACATCACCATCGGAATTCGCAAAGCCGCGGCAATCTGTGACCAGATCTTGACTACATCCGCCAGTTTGTAGATCGAGCGGAAAGGAAGCCATCGGGGAGGGGATGAGATCATGGAGATTAGTTTCAAAGTTACCGGTATTGAGGAAATGAAAGCAAAGTTGACTGTCCTGGCGCAGAACGAATTCCCTTATGCCATGGCCAGGGCTCTGACAAAAACCGCCCAGGAGATCAAAAAAGCGGAGGTCGACGAGATGCAGCGGGTATTTGACCGGCCAACGCGATGGACTTTGAACTCCGTCTTTATATCTCCGGCCACGAAGGAGAAGCACATTGCCGAAGTCTGGCTCAAGGATGAATGGGCGGTGGGCTCCTCAGGAGTGCCTGCGGTCAAGTATCTCCGCCCGCATATTTTCGGAGGCGAAAGAAACCTCAAGCGCCACGAGAAGGCGCTGCAATATGCAGGTATCCTGCCATCAGGCATGTACTGCGTGCCAGGGCAAGGCGCGGAGCTCGATGCCTACGGAAACATGAAGACCTCTCAGATAATTCAGATCATGTCTTATTTCAAGGCGTTCGGAGAGCAAGGTTATAAAGCCAATATCACGGATGCACGCAAGGCTAAACTAAAAAAGGGAACGAAGAAAAACCGCGGCTATGAATATTTCGCTATTAGGGAACGGAGAGGATCAGGACTGAAGCCGGGCATCTATAAGCGTACCGGTTTCGCCTGGGGCGGCGCTGTCAAACCGATCATCATGTTTGTCAAGCGTCCGTCTTATCAACCGCGCTTCGATTTCTTCGGTGTTGCGCAAAGGGTATCTGGCCAGGTCTTTTTGCAGGCTTTCGATCAGGCAATGAAAGACGCCCTGGCCAATCCAAAATAGTGACGCGTTGAGAAGCCTTTTAAGGCCGTTATTTTTTGCAGCCTGTGTGTTTTCCCGGACTTTTTACTTTAAAATGGATTGTTGAATGGGAATTGCGCTGAAACATTTATCGGAAGCCGAGCGAAAAGCCATCGCCGGCGAACTGTTCAAGGTCACTTCCACTGAGGACCACAAAGGCGAGCTCCACGGCCTTTGCCCCATCCACGATGAGAAAAACCCCTCCTTTTCCTACAATTTCAAAAAAGACGTTTATCATTGCCTTTCCTGTGGCGCCGATGGCGATCTTCTGAAACTCTGGAGCGAGGTAAATGGCCACGGCCAGAAGGACGGCTTCAAGGCATTCTGCACGAAATTTGGTATTGATCTTGGTAAGGATAGAAATAGGGGGGAGGCGCGCGGCGCGAAGGGCAGGGGAGGCGGCGAGGAAATTGAGCTTTCCTATGGCCAAGTTATGGAACAGATGCTTTGCGCCTGGGAATTATTTCCGCGCTTGCCGGAAGACTGGCTAACACGGCTGGAGAAGTTGCGCGGATGGTCCCAGGAGATGATTTTTATCCTCGATCTTCGATTGCAGACGCATTATCTTAACAAACAAGGCAACCTGGCACCGATAAAAAAGCCGGAGCGAGTAGCCATCCCGATAAAGGATTTCCTGGGACGGCTTATTAATGTCCGCCTTTACCGGCCGGGCGGTGGCACTATGAAGATCCTCTCCTGGGCATGATCGACAGGCGCAGCCGCTCTTTTTCCAGCGCAGCCGCATTTTGCTGATCAACCGGTTTTGCTTTGCGAAGGAGAATCTGACACAATCTGCGCCCTTTCGCATGGTTTTAACGCAATTACGCAAACCTCAAAACTCAAGAAATGGCCGGAACTGCATTTAATGCCTTTCAAAGGCAAAGACGTTTTTGTTGCCTATGACGCCGATGCGCCTGGCCAGAAATACGCCGGTTTTGCAGCTCAGGCGCTCGCAGGGACGGCAAAAAGCGTCCGGATGATACAATGGCCGTCCTTTATGGGGATCGACGAAAACGGGGCATACCCAGGCGATCACGGGCAGGATTTGACGGACTTCTTTGTTACGCACGGAAAGACGCCGGCGGACCTTCAGGCGCTCATCAATACCGCCGCCTCTCCCGGCGATTCCCCTGCGCCCCTATCAGATTCCGCCTCTCCAGATATACTACAATTTTTTGAGTATGGCATTAATAAGCGCTTTTCTTTCAAGCCGCGTCTCCTGGCGGAAAAACTTGCCTCAGAGGCAATGCTTTTGTCCGATCCGGGCACCGGTCTGGTCTATCGCTGGAACGACAAATACTGGGAGTTATTCGATGAGGATCACATCAGAAGTGCCGCCATACTTTATCTTGGTAATGAGTCGCAAAAGAGCCGGGTGGAGGATGCCGTCTATCAGGTGAAGATGCTGGCCACTATTTCCCATGGCAGGGCGGTGAACGATCGCGAAGATTGGATCAACCTGCAGAACGGCATGTTGAATATCTATACGTTTGAGATGCGTCCGCATGATCCGGAGTTTTATTTCATAAATATCGTGCCGGTTGTTTTCGATCCAAAGTCTCAGAAGCGCTGCGAGCGTTTTGAGCAATACCTCAGCACTAATATCGTCACGCCAGAAGTCATCGCGCAACTGCAGGAGTTCACGGGTTATTGCCTGGTGAGGCACGCCAACTATGAAAAATGCGTCTTTCTCCTGGGACCCGGCGCGGACGGGAAATCCCGTTATATGAAGATTCTGCGCGCCCTTGTGGGACCGGAGAATTGTTCTGCCGTCAGTTTCGGCGACATCGAGGATCATTTCCAGCGTTCGGCGCTATATAACAAAATGGTCAATTTATCCGCCGAGGTCGGGTCGAACATGATCGAAAGCGAATATTTCAAAAAGATCACCAGCGGCGATACGATCAATGCCGCTTTCAAACACAAGGACGCTTTCGATTTTAATCCCTATTGCAAGCTTGTTTTCGCCGGCAATATCCTGCCCAGGGTGCGTGACAATTCGGACGGCTTCTTTCGCCGTATCCTGCCGATTCAGTTCAAACGGCAATTCAAAGAAGGCGACCCGGATCGGGATCCGGAGCTCCTGGAGAAATTCAGGGCGGAGATATCCGAGATTTTCTTCTGGGCATTGTGTGGCCTGAAACGCCTGGTAGAGCAGAAACGATTTACCGACTGTAAGGAAACGCGGGATCTGCTCATGGGATATCGGCGATCCAATAATCCGATACTGTGTTTTGTCGAGGATGAGTGCTCGCTTGGCGATGAATTAGAGGTAGCAAAGGCAGACCTCTATAACGCCTATCGGAAGTATTGTGGAGAAAATGGATATGTGCCCGTTAGCCGGGAGACGTTCTTTCGTGAATTGTATGCGGCAATCCAGAACCTGCGGCTCTATCGCCCCCGCCTGGACGGCGAACGCATAAGCGTCATCCAGGGAATCAAGGTCAACTTCAAAATGGATGGGTGATGATGAAAATATTGAGTGCTGATAATTTTTTTAATGGTCATTCCCCCGTACCCCTTTTGAAAAAAGGGCAGCCAAATATGAAAATATCGGCGTTTTGGTCAGGGCTGGTCAGGGTATGGTCAGGGTTGCCTGTTTTTGAAACCCGCATGGTTATTGATCTGGTCAAGGTGGTCAAGGTGGTCAAGGTTGTTTTGAGTTATCGCACATGCGTGCACGCACACGCGCGCACGTTAAGTTTTTGGGCTTCTGTTATTTATTTTTGATTATTTTAAAAAAACATTGACCACCCTGACCAGCCCAGTCTTGACGTGGGTTTTACCCTTGACCACCAACCTTGACCAACCCTGACCACCTTGACCAGGTGAGGATTGAATGATGATAGATTTTGATAAATACAATCCATTAAAAAGCCAAGAGCCGACCGCTCCCAAGTTGAAGAACTGGAAGGATAGTGCCCCGGTCATGTGTCTATCTGAATATCTAAAACTCCAAAAGAATCATGGCATACATCTATATCGTACAAGCGAAGGTAAACCATCCTTGTGTTTTGAGCCAGGTCTTAATCATAAGGATTGGCAAGGCGAGCGCTATCGTGTGGCAACGGAAGCAGCCCGCTTATTATTGGCCGCCGCCGATGATCTGAAATATTTAATAAGCGAGGGACTGATTGCATTGCCTATTGCCAAATCTAAACACCAATGATGCCGCGGGTCCTTCGCCAGAAATGATGAGTTTACGGTAATTCGAACCTCAATGATTCGCTACACTTGAAGAAAAAAACTGGATGGAAAAATGGAACACATTGAAACTAATGCAAATATTGAAATGGTTCATAATGTGCCAGGAGTGACATCGATTGAGAATATTTCAGAGTATGATGTTCATGGGCACGGTGTTTTCACGCCGCAGGATGTTTTAAATATCTTCAATGTCAACTTTATGGATTATGATTTTGCCAGGCTATGGGTATTAAAACGTTTGCATCCCAATGGTGCTAATTGCCCGGCATGTAGTGAACCCATTCCTGAGAATAAATTATATCGCTTTTGGTCAAATCAAAGAATTTCCTGCCGTATATGCGGGAAATATTTCACGGCGCTCACAGGCACTTTCATCGCCGGCTGCCAGATGGATTTTCGCGGCATTATTCTTTTATCGTTTCTATTATCTCTGGGCATCCACGATCAAGTTATTGCCAAAACCATAGACATCAGTAAGGAAAACGTCCGTCTTTGGCGTTTAAGATTTAAAGCTATTTCGATGGGGGGAGAATATGAAAGTATCTGATTTAACGCCGGCGTCTTATAATCCACGTACCATCACAGACGAAAAATTGATGATGCTTGGGAAGGCCATGCAAGAATTCGGCGATTTATCCGGCATTATATTCAATATCCGCACTGGCCGACTCATCGGCGGCCATCAGCGCATAAAGCATCTTGATCCCGATTGGAAAATTACCAAGCAGGAACACCAGGATAATGTCGGCACTGTTGCTGTCGGCGAGATCGAAACGCCTTTTGGCATTTGGACATATCGCGAGGTGGACTGGCCCGAGAATAAAGAGAAGGCTGCCAATATTGCGGCAAATCAGCATAGCGGGGAATTCGACCTCAATAAATTAAAAGAATTGATCGTTGAGATAGACGACGAGACATTCGACGTCGACCTTCTTGGTTTCAATGAAGCCGAACTCGAGGATATCATCGGCGAGAAAAAGAAGAGGGATGCAGAACCGCGTTTCGATGAGTCCAAAGAATTGATGGCCAAATGGCAAGTTCAGTCTGGAGATATATGGAAGATCGGCGACAATCTATTGATGTGTGGCGATTGCACAAATCCCGATCATGTGCGGATGCTCATCAATAAAGGCGGCGGCACAAAAGCAATTCTTTTTGCGACAGATCCACCATATCTTGTCGATTATACCGGCACAAATAGACCCAAGAAAAACGGCGTAACAAAAGGGCATGACTGGTCAGATTCCTATGCCATAAAATGGGATGAGGCTGATGCAAGCTGCAAACTCTATAAGGATTTCATAGGCGTCGCAATCCAGGAAGCCATTGCCATGAACGCTGCCTGGTACTGCTGGCATGCTTCTCGGCGTGCTGCCCGGATCGAAGAAATTTGGAATCACTATGGCGCTTTCATCCATCAATTTATCATCTGGGTAAAACCGCGGCCTGTTATCGCTCGGTCATGGTACATGTGGCGTCATGAACCATGTATGTTTGGTTGGATCAAAGGAAAGAAACCGCCCATGGTGAGGCGCTTATGGGATCATTCCGTGTGGGGAGACGGCGAGATCCTTTTATCCGATTTTGAGGAATTTTCAACAATCTGGAATCTCGAGGGCATTGCTCAATCCGAGCGCCCGAATCATCCAACACCAAAACCGATTGAGGTCTTTATCCGCCCTATGAAACACCATACCAGAAAGGGGGATGTTTGTTATGAACCCTTTTGCGGATCGGGAACCCAGATCATAGCGGCCCAGAACATGGAAAGGAAATGTTTAGCGATTGAGATCAGTGAAGAGTATTGCGCCGTCATCCTGCAGCGCATGGAAGATGCTTTTCCCGAAATCGAAATCAGGAGGGAAGGATAAGTTAATGTCAGATAGTTGCCTTCTCAAACACCATATCCGATTCCTGGAATGGGGACATCATTACGCATTGAAACCCTACATTCCGGCCTTCAGCGCCTTGCGCCAGAAGCCGAAGGATAGCGAAGCCGTCAAATCAACGGCCTGGATTTACGGATTCAAGCAGCATTTTAAAAACGCCGATGATTTCCGGATGATCATCGAAGCCGCGGCGAATCATTTCGGCTGCGCCGGCATTCTCCCTATCCCTCCCAGCCATCCGGGCAGACAGCCGAACAGCCTGCAGAGTCTTTTTGGGACCCCGATTAGGCGGACAAAAGCGGCGGCGACGAGAAAATATGATCATCATCAATCATTATCGGATAGCTATCAGGGCACATATGAAATTAATAGCCTCAAGGGACGCCGTTTTCTCCTGGTGGACGATATCCTGAGAACGGGAACGACGATGAATCATTTCCGGGTGACCCTTGCCAGCATGGGATGTGAGACGGTTCCGCTGGCGCTGGGAATTTACTACAGGTTGCCTTATCAGGCGGCGGATTCAATCAGCATCTTCATGCAAAGATCGGAAACGGATCAGGCCTTGGATGAAATGATATTGGAGATTTGAAAAGGAAGAGCGGACAGTATTTTTGAGGAGCGGCAACTCCACAAAAACCTGTGGGATAAGCACAGGGCGCCGAAGCGCTACCATCCGCATGAGCTGCCTATCAGAAAATGGGGCTTGTGTAAATGGTGAAAAATCAATCAATTGTTGCGGATCATGATTGGGACGCGGCGGATATAGCGCAGCGTGTCAAAATGATAATCCGGGCATTGCCGGACAAAAAAATGGATCAGATAAAACTGAAAAAGCTTCTGGAGATTGCCACCCCGGAAGATCAGATCAAGCTGAAGGTCCTGCACAATGCCGTTATCAATTGCATTCGCGAATATAAAGGCGATTCTACCTCATCGAAATTGAAGGACTGGAAATCGGCGGAGGGCGCTCTCGATGCCTTTATTGATACCTTGTGGGCTGAACATTTTGACGAGGAACCCACCTTGCCGAATCTCCTGGGCGTAGTGGATTATCTGTCAGCCCGCGGCTGGAAAATCAAAAAGTCCGCGGCCTATCAGCATCATAAGGACGGCAAAATCAGGCCGCAAAAGAACGGTGCTTACAGGGTTTCCGATGTTGAAAGATATGCGTCCACATTCTTGAAGCACCTTGATGGCGCTAAAATGGATGCGCTGGACACAATCCAGCAGGAAAAAGCCCAGGCTGAGCTGGGTAAATTGCAGGCACAGACAAAACACTGGGAGTTGAGAAACGAAATTGCGTCCGGACGGTATGTCGAAAAGGATGCCTTCGAGCGGGAACTGGCCAAGCGGGCAATTATCTTCCGCAACGACCTGGAGAATTTTTGCCGCACTGAAGCGGCGGGAATAATCGAAATGGCCGAGGGCAATGCCGAAAAACTCCCCGATGTCGTTGAATATATGCTGGATAAAACAAATGTTTATCTGGCGCGTTATGCCGAAGATAAAGAATTCCAGCTTCCCGCACCGCCGGCAGTGGCGGATAATCTGATTATAGAAGATGAGGGGGATGATGATGAGTGAAGACGCGATAAAATTTTCGGCTCAAATTCCGCCTCTTGGTGTTGTCTTTACCCCCGGTGAGCGCCGCGTCTTCAAACTACGGGAAAAGTTGCTTACTTCGCAGTGGGCGGAGCGGTATCGGGTCGTTACTACCCGCCCGTTGCCGGGGCCCTGGAGGAACGAAGTCACGCCCTATACGGTTGAGCCGATGGACACTCTCGATCTGCCCTGGGTGCAGCGGATCATCCTTATGTGGGCTCCGCAGACGGCAAAGACTCAGGTTGCCCTCAATTATCTCTGTAAAAAAATAGATATACTGCCCGGACCCTGCATGTATGTGGGACCTGATGAAAAAGTAACCAAGCGGGCTTCGCGGAAGAAGATATTGCCCATGCTTCGGGGATCGGCGCGGATCGCCGCCCTACTCAGTCCACGGAAGGATGATGCCACCACTCTTTCCGTTCAGTTTACAAACGGCGCTGATTTAATTATGGCCTGGGCTACTTCGGCAGCGGAGATCTCATCAGAGTCCATCGAGCTGCTTATCCGGGATGAGACAGATAAGTTTCCAGCCTTCACCGGCAAGGAGGCTGATCCCTTTTCACTAACGGAAGTCCGGACAAACGCCTTCCCTTATACAAAAAAAATTATTGATATCTCTACACCGTCCGATGAAGCGGGTTATATAGGCAAGGCGCTGGAAACGGAGGCCGACGAGATCCGGCGTTATTATGCCATTTGCCCGGTTTGCGGCCAGGCGCAGATCATGCGCTTTGGCCAGTTTAACTGGCCGAAAGGTGCTGATCCTCGAGAAATCCGACGCAAGCATCTGGCAAGTTATCAATGTGTGTCCTGCGGTATGCTCTGGGATGATTACAAACGCAACCAGGCCGTTAAGGCGGGTTTCTGGCAGGCCGATGTTTCCGTGGAGCGTCCCCAGGTCGTCGGATTTCACTTGCCGTCATACTATTCGCCTTTCGTATCGCTATCCTCTGTCGTGGCAGCCTATCTGCGCGGCCTGGAGGATCCCAGCCGTCTCATGGCATATGTTAATCAACACAAGGCAGAGGTTTTCCGCTTACAGGTAATTAGTAAAGACGAACAGGCCATCCTTGCCCATCGTATAGATGTTCCGGAAGGGATTGTTCCACGCGAGGCTGTGGCTCTTACATGTTTTGTGGATGTGCAAAAATACGGATTTTGGTTTGTAGTGCGTGCCTGGGCAGAAGATCTGACGAGCTGGTCTGTCCAGTACGGGTATCTGGAAAATTGGGCGGACGTGGAAACGCTTGTTTATAACACCCGCTATCCGATACAGGGATCAAAAGAGACTATAGGCATTTGGCGTGCCGCCGTTGATACGGGCGGTGGCGAAACAAACAGCTTGGACTGGGAAAGCAAGACCGAGGAGATTTATGAATGGCTGCGCAAGCAGCCGCCCGTGGGCTTCGATCAAATTGGAAATCCCATCTATAAGGTTTATGGCACAAAGGGTGCCTCATCTACGCGGTCTTTCGGCATCAAGAGGATTCGCATTACCCGTATAGACACCATGCCCCGGAGCAACAAGCCCGTTCCCGGCGGATTGGAGCTGCGCCTCCTTCATACGGATCAATACAAAAGCTTGATTCACTGGCGGCTGGAGCGCAAGGAAAATGAGACGCAACGCTTTTACCTTCATGCCGGCACGGATCAGGAATATGTTTCTCAGATCTTGGCCGAACGGCTCGAGCAGGACCGCAAGGGGAAGCGATATTGGAAGCAGATCCGTGCGAAGAACCATTTTCTTGATTGCGAGGTCGGCAATGCTGCCCTGGCAGATGGCGAGTGGCTTCCCTCATTGAAAATGCTGGCGGCTTATCTGAAACAACAACAGGAAGCGCCGAAACCGGTTAATCCTCTGGCATCAAAGAAAGAATCACCTCTGGAGGATCGCCGGGAATTTACGCGTCCAGGATGGCTGAATAGATGAATGAACTGAAAAGCCAGAAAATCTTGCAGGGGAAAAAAGAGATAATGAAATATTGCGATATTTCCGAGACCTTGTTTGTGAAATTCATCAAAAGCGGCATGCCGGCTATACAAATTGATGGACGCTGGTATGCCCATGCAGAAAACCTGGACGATTATTTCAAAGCTATGACCAGGATATCAATGCGCAACATGTCAGAAGAAGACATTGAAAAAAGTCTCTAATTTAAGTATAATGGAATTAGAGGAAATTATAACACTTACTAATTAAAAATAATTGTTGACAACTGACTTCAGTGCGAGTACATAAAAGCTGTGTGAATAAATCCTATATAAACCGCGACATATGATATATCGTAAACGCTATGTAAGAGCGTCGGCTATAGGGATCACACACCTTATTTTTATTTTTATAAAATGCCCCTTTTTCCAAGGGGCATTTTATTATTAAAGGGGAAGACATGCCCTCTGCAATTTTTTATGTAGATGAAAGCGGAGATTTAGGTTGGAAATTTGATGCTCCCTACCGGAAGGGCGGTTCAAGTAGATACCTAACGGTTGCAACACTGGTTTGCCCTCCCAATAAAAAGCACCTTCCGAAACGATTAATAACTGACCTTTATAAAAAATTTAAATGGGATCCATCTATTGAAAAAAAATGGTCTTCCATGATTATTAAGGAGAAAGAAGCTTTCGCTAAAGAGGCAAAACTTTTAGTTAATAAACATTCAGAAATAAAGCTTCTTTCGATTACCGTTTTTAAAGAAAAGGTCATGGATCATATAAGAAAAGACAGTAATAAATTATATAATTATATGATCAACTTATCTCTCATAGATGAAATGGCTAAGTATGATGACGTTTGCCTAATCCCTGACCCAAGGTCTATTAAGGTAGAAAGTGGAAATAGCCTACATGATTATTTGGGAATTAATTTAGCCTTCGAAAAGAAAGTTTCAACATCTTTACGAACACTACCATGCAATAGCGCTTGTAGTAAGAATGTGCAATTTGTAGACATGCTTGCTGGATTGGTTCAAGGCCATTATGAAGATTCGAATAGTAGGTATTGGAACACCTTGCAAGGGGATGTAGCATCAAAAAAACTATATTTCCCATAAATTCAAGCCGAGTAACTATTAGACATTACCCAGAACCTATTCCCCTCCTCTAAAAAAATCATTAATAATTTTGTCAAGAAATTTGATACCCATTTAATGCCTCGTTTATACCCTGTTTATACCCTGTTTTTGCCTTTTGGCCATTTTCCCCAAAAACCCATGATATGGTTTTCCCAACATTTGAGACCACTATATCTTGGGGTAAATGATGGCTCTTAAAACCACCCTCGAACAACTCGAAGAAGTCCAAACGGCAATCAGCGCCGTGATGGCCGGGCAGTCATACAGCATTGCCGGCCGCAATGTAACCAAAGCCAATTTGAAAGAATTATCCGATCGCGAGGCCATACTTCTGGAGCGTTACAAAAAGGAAACCGGCCAGGGCACGGCGGTGATCAACATCGGCACCATGAGGCGAGACTGAAATGGACGCAGCGGCAGCCAGAAAACAGGAAATATTTGCAAAGGCAGTTGACTATATTGCCAGGTCATATGGTGCGCAATTTTCCTCGATAGTAGGACTCGACGGCCGTCCCCTGGCACCTTCCGGGAATTATGCTTATCGGAAAGCAGCGGCCAAGCGCACCGGCTCCATGAAAAACTGGATCCCGACCCGCTATTATGGTCCGAATGAAGAATCGCGGGAGCGCCGTCAGATTGTGGAGCGCTCCATAGACCTCATCAACAGCGACCCGAACGCCTCCGGCATTGCCGATACTTATGCCACCACGGTAGTCGGCGCCGGTCTTACGCCCCATCCGCTACTCGATGCTGAAGAACTTGGCCTCACAAAAGATGAAGTCAGGGTCATCCAAAAACGCCAGCTATCTATTTATCGGATATGGCAATCACAGGCCGACGCATCGCAACGGCTCAATTTCGGCGCTATCCAGTATTTGCTTATCCATAACATGATCCAGTATGGCGAGTATCTCATGTTGCTGCCCATGCTTGACGATTCTTCAAGAAAATACTCCCTGGCCTGTCAGATCATAAACCCGCTGCGTCTCGCCACGCCTACCGATTTCGCGTCTCGTTCGGACATAATCGACGGCATTGAAGTCGGTTCCTATGGAGAGCCGGTCGCTTACTGGATACAGAAATCGGCGCGGCAGCTCGGAAGAGGAACAACAGCCCTGGCGGTTACGTCAAAGGACTATCTCCGTGTTCCTGCAAAAACCGGCCACAGATGGAACGTGCTTCACGGATTTGCGGCAAGGGATGCGGAGCAGTATCGCGGCTATCCGATGTTTGCCCCGGCTATGAAATTCTTTCGCGATCTCAATGATTATCTGGACGCCGAGCTTGTCTCCAATATCGTAACGGCCGCCTTCTCGATATTTATCGAGACCGGTGCCGGCACAAATCCAATCTTCCCGGCTGATGCGGCGCTCAGTCTTTCCGGAAATACGCCGGACACAACGAACCAGGTGCGTTATCAGGAATTGATTCCCGGACAGATCATGTATGGCAATCAGGGAGAAAAACCCTTTCCCATTGCGGCCGCCCGGCCCGGCGCCACCTTTGAGCCTTTCACGAAGGTCATCAAGAAGGCAATCTCAATGGCGATCAATATTCCCTATCCGGTTCTATTCAAGGATCCCGAGGCCACAAACTTTGCCGGCTTCCGCTCCGCCATGCTCGATGCCTGGCGCGTCTTTATGACCAAGCGAGTTTGGCTTGGCCATGACTGCCAGAAGGTCTGGACGATGCTGCAGGAGGAAGCCTATCTCCGCGGCGATATCCAACTTAAAGATTATTACACAAACGAGGCGCTTCTCACACGGACGGAATGGCGCGGTGCTCCCAAGGGCGACATTGAGCCGATCAAGGCGAACCAGGCAGATATCCTCTTGGTTCAAAGCAATATGAAGACCAGGACGGCAGCAGCAGCGGAACGTGGAGATGATTGGCGGGCAATTGTTGATCAATTGGCCGAAGAGCAGGAGATGCTTATCGAAAGAGGCTTAGGCGAGAAGCCGTTGGATAATCCGCCTTTGACTTACCAGGATAAGACGCTCGACGAGACGGGCGAGGAAAACGAACTAAGCGGTTCATAGGAGGAAAGATGGACATCACCGATTTTGCAGACGCGAAACCCTGGGCGATAAGGCAAGGTGCCCTCGATGCGTTGGCGGAAAAATTCAAGGGCTTTCGGGGCGAGTCTCCGGAAATTGAAGCGGCGATACGCCTGGCCGTCACCTCAACCCCCGATGAATACCAGGTTGTGAATGGTGTCGCCATTATGCCCATCTCCGGCCCTATCACAAAACAGGCGTCCTTCTTCTCGGCCATTTTCGGCATGACGGCGCTCGACGATCTGCAGGTGCAATTTAACCAGGCGCTGAACGATCCTGATGTTCAGGCGATTGTTCTTGATGTTAATTCGCCGGGCGGCACGGTTAGCGGTGTGGATGCACTTTCCCAGATGATTTACTCAGCGCGGGGTGACAAGCCCATCATCGCATTTGCCGATGGATGTATGGCCTCGGCGGCTTACTGGCTGGGAAGCGCTGCAGATATCATCGTTGCAGAGAAAACGGCCATTGTCGGCAGCATAGGAACGCTGACAATGCACAAGGATCTGTCTGAAGCCGACAAACTTGCCGGCGTAAAGCGGACTTACATTGCCAGTGGAAAATTTAAGGCCCTGGCCAACGACGCAGAACCGCTCGGCCTGGATGGCCGGCAAATGTTGCAGGACATGACGGATTACTTATACGCGATATTTGTTGAGGCCGTTGCAAAAAACAGGGGCGTTCCGGTGGAAACCGTAGTGGAAAATATGGCAGACGGCAGGGATTTTGTCGGACAGCAGGCTGTGGATGCCGGTCTGGCCGATACGATAGGCACTATGGATACAGCCATTGGCCTGGCATTGGCGATGGTGGATGAAAATCGGAATCAAAAAAACGCAATACGAAAGGAGAGTGCAAGCATGGACAAGACAAAGATATTAGCAATTTTGGGACTGGGCAAGGATCAACCCGTAACGGCGGAAGCGCTTATGGCCGGCTTTCCGGAACCAATGAAGGAAATTATCACAGCGGCTCACGCCGAAGGTGTGAAGAGTATCGATGTGGAGGCGCAGAAAAAGACGGCTGTTGATGCCAGGATCACGGAAATCATGGCGCTGGCTGTGGCCTTTTTCGGAGAGGCAAACGGAGATAAATTCAAGAATTTACTTACCGCGGGCGTCACTCCGGAACAGGTGAAATCCCTGGGGATCATACCCATTGCCGCGGGAGACTCTGATGCCGAAGCGAAGAGGAAAGAGGAGCTGCTTGCTGCCATCAAAGCCGCTGGCACAGGAAATCCGGGAGCAGGAGATGGATCAAGCGCGGGAAGCCCGGATTTCACGGCGCTGGTGAATGCCTATCAGACAGAGCATAAATGCACACGATCCGAGGCGATAAAGGCTACGGCAAATGCGCATCCCGAAGCGCATCAGGACTATATCCGTCTCGTGAATACAAAGCAGAAGGAGAAATAAACTATCCAAAATTAGATGACCGAAAAGGAGGATCATAATCATGACAAATGAAGGAATAAGAACTTTTACGGCAAACGGCGCCATCACCAATAAGGCGCGTGTCAAATTAACGGCGGCGTCAACCACCAGCCCCGTTCAGGTGGAAATAGCCGGAGCAGGTGAACAGCATATCGGCATTGCTGAGTATGCCGTGGCCAGTGGTGCGATCGTTGCAGTCCGGTTGCGGACCTATCCCGGTACGCATGAAGGTGTGGCCACGGAAGCATTCGCCGTAGGCGATGTTCTCTACGCTGCCGCCGCTGGTGGGATCAAGGATACAGCGGATGGAACTGCCATAGGCATCGCTTTAGAAGCAGCTACAGCACCTAACGATATCATTGAATTCATCGACTTTACCGTTATTTCGACCACGGCGGCCACGATAAGCGTAGCGGCTGGCGGTCTCAGTATGCCCGCCACGGTGCAGGCAGCTTTGGCAGAGCTGTATCAGGGTCTTGTTAAAACAGTTCAAGGATTCCAGCCGATTCCCCTGACCAGTTTCCGCGAGCTTTCGGCCGGTGTGTTCATCAATGCCGCCGGTAATGGCGGGCTCCTGGCGACCGATACCACGCCGATCCTGACCAATATCGCCGACGGAGACGCCATGAGGATTGCATGGGCGGCGGGCAACACGGATCAAATAGAGGCGCAGGTAATCTTGCCTCCCGATTGTGACGGAACCGCAGATGTAGTTGTGCATATGCTGTGTTCCAAAGATGCCAACGTAAACAACACCGTCCATATGGACGGCGAGGCGTATTTCGGGGAAAGCGATGTTGATTGCTTCCCAGCGGCAGCGGCTGCCAATCTGCTAATCGACACCAAAGGCGAATATACGGCGACTATCCTGGCTGCAGATGTACCCGATACGCAGGCCAATGCAAATATGACACTGGTCCTGATGCCGGAGGCACATGCCGGCGACGTCGTCTATCTCCATGGCGTTTGGATTGAATACAAGAAGAAACTCTTAACATCATAAAAACCTGACGGGGACATGTACCGGAAGCCCAAAGGGATCGGTACGTGTCCCCGGAATTAACGAATAAAGGAGGAAATAAATCATGCCAAGACCTGATTCAGCAACAACCATACAGCGCCCGGACCTCGGAACGGTCGCCTATGAATACATGAATTCCGCACCCGATAGAGGATTTATCGGACTCAGGCTTTTACCTGTTTTCGATACGCCGCTTCAGTCATCGGAATATCCGATCATCAAAATTGAATCCCTGTTAAAGCTCCAGGATACGGCCCGTGCTCCGCGTGGCGCATACAACCGTTCGGATTATGAATTCAAAACCGATAATTACGCCTGCAAAGAGGACGGCTGGGAAGAACTGGTTGATGACACCGAAGCCGCTCTTTATCGCCGCTTTTTCGATGCTGAAGAAGTAGCCGTGATGCGGGCAACGGATATTGTCCTACGCAAGCAGGAATCGAGGATTGCCGGATTAATTCAGGCAACCGGGACCTTCGCGAATTCAGCCGTCACAACCGAGTGGAGCACTATTACCAGCACCCCTCGTGCCGATGTGAAGGCTGCTAAGGTGGCCATGCGGGCAGCATCCGGCCTTATCCCGAACGTGATGGCCATTTCCTGGACGGTATTTCAGAATTTGTTGCTTGTCACCGAGATTTTGAACGCCTTTGTATACACAAGTCCACTTCAAACGGCTGGCGAGGAGGCGCAACGCGCAATTCTTGCAAAGTGTTTTGGGCTCGATGAGGTTTTGGTCGGCAATGCTATCAAGGATAACGCCAAAAAAGGACAATCCAAGTCCATCGCTGACATTTGGGATGATGAGTATGCCTTCCTCGGTAAAATATCCAGCGGCGGGCAGGACTTGAAGGAACCCTCTCTCGGTCGTACTTTCCTTTGGACTGAGGATAGCCCGGATATTCTCGTTACTGAACAATACCGGGATGAGCCGCATAGATCCGAGGTGTATCGCGTCCGTCAGAACACGGCAGAGAAATTCACCTTCACCGGAGCGGGTTATATTCTGACGAATATAACGGCGTAAAATACCTGAGGGGCGGGAAGCGTTAAAGCTCAGACCTTCCCGCCCTTCCGATAACACAAAAAAAGGGGCGGTGGCAAGATGGGGAACGGGTTTCTGATTGTAGATGAACAGGACTGGCATGGATCAACACCAGAACAGCGTGACTGGATGATTTTCAAGACATTAAAAAGCCTTGATTCCCGTATGAGTTGCCTTGAACGCAGACCATTTGTTGATAAATGTTTTTCTTTTGCTGGCGGATTAATCGGTGGAGCGCTTGCATTTCTCGGCATCAAATATGGTGGATAAGATATGGATTCCTTCGATTATGCTTTCATAAAAACACTGGGGGCGGAAGGTGGATGTTCTGATGATCCCGATGATAGGGGAGGCCGGACTAATTACGGGATAACCGAAACGGTGTTCAAGGATGCTCTTAACCGCTTGGTGATATCCGGCGTAACAGACATTAAAAACCTTACAGTTGCACAGGCGAAAGCTATCTATCGAATTGACTATTGGTTATCTATCAAGCTGGATCAAGTTCTTAATATAGATATTGCCGGAGAAATATTCGATACCGCTGTAAATATGGGCAGAAGTAGGGCGGTTAAAATTGTTCAAGAATCTCTCAATTTTCTTGGTGAGAAAATGGTTGTTGATGGGATCATGGGTGCGGCTACGCTGGCAGCAATAAATAAATGGATTCAGAGAGATGTTAGGGCGCTATTTGTCTGTCTTAATGGATACCAATTTATGAAATATGTGGACATCGTAAAGAGCAATCCCGGCCAGGTTAAATTTGCCCGCGGCTGGACTAAGCGGATTCAGGCCTACAAGGAGGCGTGATGCAGTACATATTGATATTGCTTTTGGGCTTTATTATTGGGTGTGCGATTTATGGGGTTTGGCAAGACGAGAAAAATAAAGATGAGCAGGCGCAGATAGCTAAAGAGAGATTAAAAAAACTGCTCAAATCGGAGGAATAAGGTGGGTTTAATTAGCGGAATAACCATTGACGGTAATCTGATTGGATCGGCACTGACTGGCATAGGCAATCTTGCCAAAGACATCAGGCAGGCCATAACCGGCGAAATTTCCGCCGAACAGAAGGCGGCCATAGAAACCAAACTACTTGAAATTGAGAATCAGGGCATAATGGCTCAGATCGAGGTCAATAAGATCGAAGCGGCCAATGCTTCTACTTTTGTTTCCGGCTGGCGGCCAGGCGCGGGCTGGGTTTGTGTTATCGGGCTTAGTTATACGTTTATTCTACAGCCTTTGCTTGCATGGGCAGCACTACTATGCAGCAAACCAGTGCCCCCTGTAATTGACATGAGCCTTTTATTGCAGCTCCTTTTCGGAATGTTAGGCCTCGCCGGGATCAGGGCTTGGGAAAAGGGCAAGGACGTAGCGAGTAAGTGAGGTGATTAAATGACCTTAGCAACTCAAATGACAACCGACCTTGCCGCTGTATTTTTCAACATGGATGATTTTGCCGTCTTTGCGACGTTTACGCACGGCGGGACACCCACCACGATCAGCGTGATATTCGATGATGGATATTCAGGCGCCTCACCCTCCGGTGTAGAGGTGGAGACAACCAGCCCGCAGGCTTTGGCAATCTCCACGGATGTGACAGGAGCAGTAAACGGCGACACACTTGCCATAAATGGGACGACCTATTACATCACCAGCGTACAGAAAGACCCGCCAGAGGGCGGACCGGGCACGACATTATTGATTCTCAGTAAGGATTGGTATGGCTGACAGCAAGCGACAGCAGATTATAGATAAGATCGATACCCGCTTGAAAACGATATTGAAGACAAACGGGTACCTGACGGACGCAGGAGCGCACGTTTACGACTGGCTTATGCGGCCTATTTCTCCGGATGTATTTCCGGCACTGGTTTATCGGGATCCTATCGAAAATGACGAGGCAGCGACGACTGGAACGATCGGTTATCATCGGCATCAATTGACGTGTGAAATTGAGGTTTTATCTTCTGGCAGCACGGCGCTGGACAACGTTAGGCAAATCCTGGCTGATATTGTGACGGCCATAGGCACAGATACAAAGTGGGGCGGACTGGCGCAAAGCACAAATCCGGGCGCAACGCGAATTGATGTTGATCAGGAGAGTAAAGCCATAGCCGGGGCTTTGATAACGTTTACCATAACCTATTTAACGAAGGCATGGAACCCCTATTCATAAAATAAAGGAGGATCTTAAATATGTCACAAGCACAGGGATCAGAATCAGTAATTGTCATGGCGACGGAGCAGACCTTCAAAAGTAGCCCGGAGTCAGTGATCCACACCTGCGAGGCGGCCTGGGATGAGTTAGTGGATGCAGACGTTACGCTTACCGCCGATGCCGTTGACTACAAGGTGGGCGCAAAATCAATAAAAATGGTTGTTGCCGCCGGTGTATCCGCTGACGATATTTTAGCAACGGACAGTTTTGCGGCGAAGGATTTATCGGATTATACCCATATTGTGGCCTGGGTGAAATGTAGCATTGCAACGGCGCTCGCGGACTTTAAGTTGCTCCTCGATGATACTGCCTCATGCGGTTCGCCGCTGGAGACGCTGGAGATACCTGCCCTTGCAGCCAATACATGGACACAGGTCAAGTTAGCGATGGCAAGCCCGGCAACATGCACGGCAATAGTCAGCGTCGGCGTCCAGCAGCACCATGACATAGCTGGGAACACTTTCTGGATTGATGACATTCGCGCTATCACCGAGGGCATAATAACGCCGTTTGTTTCGGAATCGGTCAGGCTCTCACGAAATCTCAACTCATCCAAGACAATCCGCAACAGCCGCAATCCGAGCAAACCGGCCAGGGGCAATTATGATGTGTCCGGTGATCTATCCTTTGAAGCGCATCCTTTTATCCAGCGCCTGCTTCATTATGCCTTTGGATCCGTGACAACGACGGATCACACGACCTATCAGGAGCATGTGTTCAAGATCGGCACCTTGCCGTCGTTTGTTTACGAAAAGGGATTTACGGACATTGCTCAGTATTTCGTTTACAACGGCTGCAAGATCAACTCCCTTAAAATGTCTATGAAGGCGGAGGGATTCATTGACGGCAGCATATCTATCATGGGAGCGAAGGAAACAATAAAAACCGTTCCATTTGATGATGGTGCTATTGACGATGATTTCACGCCGTTTGACAGTTTTGAGGCGAGCATATCCGAGAACAGCACCCCCCTTGGCACCGTGACGGATGTTGATTTTAGCCTTGAGAACAGCCTGGACGGCGGGAGCTATGTCATAGACGGCACAGGCGAAAGATACTCACTCCCGGCAAGACGGGCTAAGGTCACGGGCAAATTCACCACCATTTTTGAGGACACCACCCTTTACGCAAAGGCTGTGGCGAATACGGAAACATCTCTGTCCATTGTTTTGACAAAGGGAACAGGCGACGGCACGGCAGACAATGAAAAGCTTTCCATTTATTTTGACGAGCTGATCATCAAACCTTCATCTCCTGCCATTCCAGGCGACCAGGGAGTTGTATGCGATTTCGAGTTCGAAGCCTACTATCAGGATGACGCCGATGCATCGGCGGCAAGGATGGTTCTGCTTAATACGCAAGACTTAACATAATATGGAGGGCTGAATGCTAAAGATCAACACAAAAGCTAATCCAGAAGGAAGATGGTACAAGTATGCCGAGGGCGTAGAGTTTCAAATCCGTCCCCTCACATCCCAGGTACTTCGAGATCTCCGTAAGTCGGTAACGCAAACCCGAATGGAGGTTAATCCGACCACCCGCGTAATGGTTTCCGTCGATCATGTAGATGATGACAAATATAATGATGTTCTGAATGATCATCTCTTAATGGATTGGAAGGGGATCGGTAATGAGGACGGCGAACCGTTGGAATGTAATCTGGAAAACAAGAAGCTGATTTTGAACCAGATCCCGCTTCGTGATTTTATCTGGGGTGCCGCGCAGGCATTGGATATTGAAGCAGACCGGGAAAAAAACTGATTGAAGCCGCCCGGTGGATCCACGGGCGGCAGGGAGCGAAATATTGCAAAACATGCCGGACGGCCTGCCGCAAAAAGAAAAAAGAGCCGCCCTGCAAGAGTTGCAGAAGCCGGATGCCGGATATCAGCCCGGAAAACGAAGAGCTCCTTGAATGTTTTCGTCTTTGCGAATCACAACTTAGGGCAACCGATGGCGGGGCTTATGCAATGGATTGGAACGTTGTAATAGTCGTGGCGGAAAGTATGTCCATTCCCATTGACGGCCTTTTTTACCGTTTGCTTAGGCATTATGAATCCATTCTTTTAGCAACAGATCAAGAGGAATCTCATGGCCGGTCAAGAAGTTAAATACATAATCAGCGCCGACCCAAGTAAATTCAATGCCGGCGTTAATCTGACTCAAAGCAAGCTCAAAGAATTAGCGGGCGCGACTGCTACTTTAACATCGCAGATCAAATCCCACTGGATGGGAATTTCAGCAGCAGTCTATGCAAGCTATGCCTCAATGCAAAAAGCCTGGAACCTGGCCGAAATGGCGGCTCAATTTGAAGAACAGCAGGCAGGACTTCAGGGGCTGGCATCTCAATATGGCATGACGGCGGACGCCGTAACCAGAATGGCAAAGGAGGCTGTCCAGGGTCAGCTATCCCTCGTTGATTCAAGTAAGCTTGCATCCAAGGCTTTGATGCTTGGATTCGATCCCCAGCACATGGTGAAGTTTCTTACTGCTGCGGAACGCCTTACAGACGTTGCGGGCGGTGAGATTCCGGAGGCATTCCAAGCTATGGAGAAAGCGGCAGTAACAGGCCGCTCAAGGGGTCTTGTCCAATATGGCCTTGTTGTTGATTTGAGCAAAGCTTTGGAGGACTATGCCAACAAACACGGCATTGCCAAAGACGCCATAGACGCGCATACGGCCACGCAGATCAGAGCTAACGTTATCTTGGAAGAGGCAAAACGAGTCACTGACCGCTTGGGTGAGTCGGAGATGAGTACGGCAGATAGAATGAATGTCCTTCGGGCAACCGTTGCAGATCTACAGCTTATGCTCGGCCAGGGGCTTATACGGGCAGGAGCCGGGACGGTAGGTATATTTCAATCTATTTCGGCAGCATCCATGGCGGCGTCAACGGGAATATGGAAGCTCCTGGAAGCCGAGGCGCAGCTCCGCGCATGGATGAATGAGAAGGTCGGAGCTACATCATGGGCGGCGTCATGGCGTAAACAAGCCGATGAATATAAGGCAAATGCACAAGCCGACTGGCAGGCAAGTCTTGGATATGCGGGCAAATCGCAAGATATGTTTTCAACTATGTTCGCTTCAACAGGCGATCTTGCGAAAGCCATGGCTCGGCCTCTCTCCGGAGAATCGACAGATTATGTGGACAAAAAAGCCCAACAACTTCAAGAACGATGGGCAGAGACTAAGAGGAAACTCGAAGGCGATATATCAACAGCCGGCCTGGATGATTTTGAAAAGAAATTGACAGACATCGATGTGGAAGCCGCAAAACTCAAGGAAGAATTCAAGAGCATTGCCGGAGCGGGGGCCACAATAGGCGAATGGGCAGAGGCGCAAAAGATGGACGCCGCACATAAGGCGGCTGAGAAAGATTTCGAAGAATACCTAAAGAAACAAGATGAGGGCTACAAAGCCCTGCGAGATCTGGAAAAGGAGCTCACGGGAAATACCACATCGGAACTGCAAAAGCGGATGAACGCTATTGATGCCGCGGCAAAGCAGCAAGAGGATCTTACCGATAAAGCCCTGGCAAATGGCGCTATCGGCTTACCGCAATATGCCGAATATTATAAACAAATAAGAGAATACCGCAAAAAGCAAACGACAGATACCTTGGCCGATAATGCCAAGGCGCTCAGGGAATCCACTATCAATGAACGTGTAGGGGTTCTTGACCTGGGCGAGGCAACGGGAACGATGCGCCATGCCGACACCTTATCCGAGCGCGTCTCTCTGACAAAAGAATTGATTGCAGAACAGGAGAACTATTTCAATCAGATGGATCGTACGAAGGATGTCTCGGCCTGGAACAGCCAGCTCGAAAAAGTCAACGCCCTACGCAAATCGCTGGCCGAGCTTGCCCGTGAACAAATGATGCAGTCTCCCTTCGGCGCGGCGAAACTTGCTCTCAAAGACTATGCGGACTATGCGGCCGATACAGGTCCCAAAATATATGATGCCATAAAAAATGCCTTTGACGGCCTGACAGATACCCTCGTTGATTTCTGCATGACCGGCAAGGCGAGTTTTAAGGATTTGGCGAATTCCATTATCAAAGACCTGTTAAGGATTGCCATACAGCAGAATATTACCGGCCCTATGGCATCCGGCATGTCATCCCTTATCGGGTTAGGCTTGTCGGTTGCCGGTAGTATGTTTGGCTCCAGCAGCGGCGGGACGAATGTTAGCGCAACTGTCTATGGGGAAGCAATGGGCGATGCCTTTTATGGTGGCCGTCCCCTGGCCTTTGCAAGCGGCGGGATCGTTACAAGTCCAACATATTTCCGCATGGCAAACGGAGCGGGTCTTATGGGTGAGGCAGGCCCGGAAGCCGTCATGCCGTTGAAACGAACAAGAAGCGGCAAACTTGGCGTGGCTATGGACGGCGGCGGAGGAAATAGTATCACAATCAACGTGCCCGTCAGCGCTGATGTAGGCAGCAAAAAAATGATTGCGGATCTTCGGGGTGAAATTGAGAAAACCACGCGGAAAGTAATTGAGAGGCATTTGTAATGAGCAACATGGTTTTGGGTGCCTATACCTTTGCGCAACACCCCAGCGACATTGACGGGATCATGGTGGCGGAGAAATCAAACGCCTGGAAGCAAACCTATACATCAGTTGCTTATTTCTCCTGGGGCACTTCCATTGTTGGCAAATCTATTGAAATGTCCTGGGATTATATGAGCTGCGATCAATATGATGCCATTGATACCCTCTTTCAGGCCGATGCGTCTGTAGTATTCGATCCGCAGGATGGAAGTTCAAAAACTTATAACGTGGAGATCGTAGACCTCACCGGGAAATATCATATCGGCCTGACCCACTCAGAGGACTGGGAGCGCATGGATGTGAAGATGACGCTTCTAATCCTGAGCGAGGTGTAAGCCCATGGCGCTCGACCTTGATGCTACATTAGACGCCGCCCAGGACAGCCAGAGCAGACATCCTCTTGTCGAGATCATATCATCGCAACGAACCGCAGATATCCCCTTTGACGGCACGTTTTTGACTTCGGAAACCTTCAATGAATTTGGGGCGAACCTTACCCCCCATTCTTCCGGAAGGCTGGCCATTGCATACTGTTACGGCCCGGACGCCGATGATGATTGCGGCATTAAATATGTCTATACCGATGTTGCCCGTACCGAGTACACCGCTGTCACAATCGAACTCTACACAAATACAAATTATGTCATGCGTGGTGTTTCGATCTGCGAGATGACGGGGGGGAACATCGGCCTCGTCTTTCTCGTTAATGATATAGCAAATCACCTTTACAGGCTTTTGCGCCGGATTATCACGGTTACAGGCGCAGCGGTTTCTAACGCCGAAATAGCGAACTGGAGCCACGACACTTTCACCAGCGATCCTTGGGTTTCAACGATCGCCAGCAATTCATATCTTCTGGTTTACGGCAAGGCGAGCGGCTCGGACTATTATATCTATAAGCGCACTTCAGCGGACTTTCTCACATGGTCGGCGGAATCGGCTTTATCTATCGCTGGTTTGACCTCCACCTGGCGGCTTTCCAATCCTTCCATAATCAAAATCAGCACAGGCGATCTCTGGCTATGGTTTGATGTTCTGGAATCTATCGGGCCTGGCGGGGAAGAATTGACAAATATCTATTATTCGATCAGCGCGAATGCAGGTGTGGCTTGGGGAACGGCGGTAAAAGTTACAGCCTATACAACCTATTCCGAAGTCGGCAATCATCCTACGGCTGCGCAGAAGGCTGCAAACCAGATGCACTTGATATTTACCCGGCAAGTGGGCGCTTTGCACATGGATGACACGGCAGCCGGCTGGCCGACCGGAGATACAACCGTAGAACTTTCCTGGGATTCGGTAAACCGTAAACTCTACGCGATCAACTGTTATAATTATGCCACTAAATATCTGGAATGCGTAGTCAAAATTGATGTTGATACGTGGACGGTCGATCAATATTGGGATGAAACAACGACACCAGGCTTCCCTTCATTTATGACGGATGGTACGCACCACGCCTGGTATTGTAACCATGTCCATGATGGACACCATATTGTTATATCATGCGTTGTTCACCTTCATCGTTTCCTATGGCATCTCGACGGGGAGGCCAATACGATCACCGGTTATTATTTTGATACTGACGCAGGGCATAGTATTACAGCAAACGTCACGCATCCCTTTCCATACGCAGCAACCGAGAACTACGCTTATTTAGATCATGCCTTTGTTGATATAGCCAATGATAAAATCTGGCTTTGCTTTATTGAGACGTATGTTTATACACCCGGCGTCGTCATCGGTTATCTTGATCTTACCGAGACTTCTGATTATGAATTCCACGTTGTTGTCACACAACGGAGTTGGAGTTCTCAATATATTCTCGCGGGAGCCTCGGGAACGGGTAACGGCGGCTTTTGGTATGATGTGGATAACGACTATTTGATTCTGACCTCCGGGGCATCATCTTCCAGCTTTTTGGGAGGCCTGGCCGTTTGGGACGGTACATCTGGGGGACTTCTTAAATATTGGGCGGGAGGAACAGATACAGATTTTCCAAGATACGGTATGGGCAAACCTTTTGCTTACAATGGCTGTGTTTATGGCGGCATGGCTCTTTATACATCGGGATACAGTCAATCCTCATTTCGTGGTCTTGTCGAAGCTAATATAGCAGGGGAAACAATAACGCTTTATCGCCCTTCCTATTGCTCTGAAGACAATCATTATTTTGGCAGGCCAAACTATATCGGCGACGGCAAAATCGCCATGACTCATTACGGTTATGGCATCTCCGTATTTGACACAATATCCAAGACTTGGGAACTCTTTTCAAACGATAATATCCCCGGCATGACTATATCCGGCACTGATAGTTGGATGTATTCGCAGATTGCCTATGATGCAACGAATGAAATTGTCTATGTTGGCGATCCGGGATATTCGGGCGGCACTGCTCCTGCCGGAGTCGTCGCCTTTTCAAAATCTGGTTTTATCCGGCAGGCTTATTATAGCATCGGCACTAATTCCGGGAGCTGGACTTTTGCTACAGCGGCGCAGTTGGTTCAGGGATTCCGTGACTATGAAGTTGCGGCAGCGGTCGAGCCCGGCTCATCAACGGCCATGTATGTGTTTTGGACAAACGAAGGTGCTGACGCCGAAAAATCAATCAAGTGGGATAAAGACGGGTCAAGTGTTGACGTTTCGCCTTATATCGTTGGCGAAGTGACCGAAGAAAAGACGATCAGCGGCAACCCCTTCACCCTGTCTTTTTCTGTTTCGCATGGTCATTTATTCGATCCATACAATCAGTCAAGCCTTCTTTCCCCTGTCCTCAAAAAAGGCCGCAAATTGACATTGAGATGGGGAGAAGAAATCGGCGGCATAGACTACTGGCAAGCATCGGGAACTTACTTTGTCACAGGTGCTTCCCTTGGTTTCCGGCGCGGTGAATATCCCATAATGAAGGTCGAGGCGGAAGATCAGCGTTGCCTCTGGCAGCATGGTCACGTCTATGCAACCGACATTTATAATAATCTACCCGGCTACATTATCGAGGACATTCTGACCGATCTTGCCAATATATCTGTTGGCGACCTGAATATCCCGACTTTTACAGGCGGTTCAGCCCTTCAAATGCAATGGATTGAGACAACTATCAACGAAATCCTGACGCAAGTGTGTGAACGGTTCGGTTATTATTTTCGGTTTGATTGTGACGGCAAGGCCAGCGCCCGGCGCATAAGCAATACGGCCAGCACAGACCATACCTATGCTGACAATGCAAAGCTCCTCGAATACTCACCTGATGACAAATACTCTGACTTTACGAATAGGGTCACGGTGCGCGGGCAAGAACTCTCATTTACACAAGTCTCTTATGACGAGGAACGTATTACGCAGCTTTCCGGCACGCTGGGCTGGTGGGGCTGTAAAGCAGATCATAAGGTGTGGTTTTCAGATGATATGAGCAGAAGGTGCGTCAATCCAAGGCTTGAAGTCATTGAAACGGCGTCGAGCATTCCCTTTAGGCTGGCAGGGTCTGTTTCGGAATACCTCGTGGAGTGCGGCTCTGGAGATGACAATAAGTTTTGCACGGTATATGTAAAAGCGCCAAATCTTATCGGGATGCTCACAGCATCGTTGGCGGCGTGGATCGTTGCACATTATATACCTGACATTGTGGTGTCTTATGGTGGCGGAGTAACTATTCCCGTTGGAAGGATACTTGAATCAGTTTCTGGCCTCTTAATTATAATGATTTTGGGATCTCAGGCTAATTATCAGAATGAAGTCTGGGCGCAACCGTTAGGGCAAATACGGCGGAGCATCCAGGGTACATGGAATGATACCGAGCATCAAACAGAAATAGATGCTGTGGTAGAGCAGGTCATCGATGATCCCTTGTGCTACTCAGTAGCAGATTGCACGGCAGTGGCCACCTTTGAGGGCATGGTAGCCCAGATGCAGCGGCGGCGGGTCATGATTAAAAAGGTTGCCCATCTTCAGGATGAGGACGGCGACACAATCCGGGTAGTGCATCCGTACAGTGGTAACAATCTTGATCTATTTATAGCCTCACTAAAAAGGACATTTAAGAAGGCGGAGCCTGACGGAGAAGGCGGCTTTTTTGATGAAGTAGAAGGGTGGGTTGTCTCGTGAGACTTTACGGCGGTAGGATAATTAAGAATCAAGTCCGGCGGCAGGTCGTGCAAGCTCAGGAATTGCGTGACGCTGTTGTAATGGATGTGGATTCTACAAACCGCTATTGTAGAGTTAAAATCCAAGGCAGCAATACCTACATCAAAGCTTGGTATCCTGAGAATTGGGAATCGACACCGCAATATCTCAAACCCGGAAACGCCGTTAGAATATCGCAGCCAGGAGGCAACAAGTCCAGAATTGAAATCATGGGACATGGTTATTTGCTTCCTACCGCTGTTGCGGGGGGCAGTTCTACGCCTACACCGGCGACACCGGGGGATGCTGTCTTGACCTACTGTGCAATCCATCCAACTGATCCTGAATCAATGGGTGCAATGATCGATCCTGGAACTATCAGGATTGACGGCGTTACTTATACTTTGACAGGTATGGTCATGGACAGGTCAGATATCGTGATGGATCGAGGCGATCTCATCATGGACTTAGTAGGAGATACGGTTTCGTTTGACGCGGCCAGCGCCACACAATTTCGTTATGACTCTATTGTGGCCGGGATAGACGGAGACGCCCACGTTGTCAAGGGGACAAACGCTTCAAGCGATCCGGTCATGCCGTCTACCCCAACAGATCACGTTCGCCTGGGGTGGGTGTTACTTTATCCGAACATGACCGAGATAACCGCAGGTGACATAAACCGGCTCTATACTGCGCCAGAGGCATGTGAATTACGTGTGGTTGTGGAAGATAGTGACCTTGCTTGGGAAGATACCTCTACGACGCTGACAATATCTATCCGTGATCAATATGGAAACACAATCATACTGGGCGGAAGCGGCTACCATGTGACAATCGCATGGAATAGAGGCAACGGCACCCTGTCTTATGGAGGCATTTCACAAGATGAATCCGCATCATTCAGCTTTTACATGGCATATCTGGCGACGGTTACTTACACCAGAGACGGGAATGATCCCGGCGACGACTCGCCTGTGTTCCTCATAGATGAGGATGTTACTGGAATGTCAAACGCGGCCTATGTTTTCTTATATGACGCATTAGGGGCTTTGATGGTTGCAAGTTAAGGAGATAAAAATGATTAAGAGATTTATTGTCGCCATTGAGTCGATTGCTGACAGTTTGAAAATAATGGCTGATTCCATGCAGGAAATGCGGGCAGAGCAGAAGGAAATTATGAACCTCTCGAAACAAGAAATGATGAAAGGACCTGAGCGGGTCATGGAAATTTTCACGGCTGCAAAGAGCATGCTTGAAGGAGGTAAAGATGGGAACTAATCATCATACCGCATGGGCGGCGTCAACAACACAATTTACGGCGGCAAGCATGAACCCAGCTCTGGCCGATCTTGATAAGGCGATCACTTATCATAAACTTGCCCTCGTCGGCTGTGACGGTTCGGTTACCTGGGCGGCCGGGACGCTTACCTGGTCAGATACCTTGCACATTTATTTCACAAGTGCGGCTGGTAACGCAGTCCACAATTCAGTCGCAGCGAGTAGTATTGCTTTATCAGATTCAGAATTCGCATATGTCACCCTATCGGAAACGCCCGATGCTGTTTTGACGATGGCTAAGGCCGCGATCGGAGCGGGCTCGGCCTCGGCATTCAAAACTTATAATATCCTCGTCATGGGGTATCGGAATGCAGGAGACGACGGTTTTTATCCCGAAGAACTTGCAGGTGTATTTGCGGCTGGTCTTTCCGCGGGATCGTATGTAGCGAAATCTCTTTATGACGCTGGCACATTGCTTTATGCCGCTGATGACAATACGCCTGTTGTTAAAACCTTAGCAGAGTTCAGGGCATTACTTGGCAACCTCGACGGCAGACCACAGGCAATAACTTGCGCGGATAATGTGACGATTGATTGGTCAGCAGGAGCTACGGCGAAAATGACATTTGACCGGGGTGCTGTTGCCTTTACCTTCAGCAACCCTGTTGCTGGCCAGGTATACCGCTTATTGCTTGTGCAGGGAGATGGGTCTGATCTGGCAACGTGGACAACTACTATTAAATGGGCAGGGGGAGCCGCTCCGACGTTATCCACAGCAGCCGGAGCCGAAGACTGGATCACTTTTGTTTACGAGGGAGCGTCCTGGTACGGATCGGCAACCTTGAACTTTGCGACGGTATAAAGGAGATATAAGATGCCTACTTGGAGAGTAAATAATTCAACGCTTCTTGGTGGAGAAGTCTGTGCACCGTGGCAGCCAGATCATGTCTATACACTCGGTGCAAGGTGCGTGTGCAGAGTTGCTTATGCAACCACAGCACGTCGAGCATTGGTCTTTGAATGTACGACTGCCGGAACTTCGGCGGCTACAGGCTCGGAACCGGCATGGCCTACATCTGGCACAAGGACAGATGGACCGGATACTCTTGTTTGGACAGTAAGGAATCCAAATGATGGGAGTTGGGACAATGCAAGTTGTTATCTACATTATGTCTTGAATTATGCATCACCTGCTGCTGGAGATACTGTCTATATAGATGATGGGCACAACGAGTCGGTTTTATTTGGGGCGTCTATTGGGTATGGGATAAAAGGTTTCACAACGAAGAATAATCCTATTAAAATTATCTGTGTTGATAAAGCGACTGATACACTTAGCGTTGGAGCAGTTATCCATGATGAACAGACAAGTGCGACTTTCTTAACGATTTTCTCGAATTATGGCTACTCTTATGGAGTGCAGTATAAAAGTGATACAACTATACAAGTAACAGGACATTGGATAATAGAAACATCTGCTGGAAATAAAATAATTTCAATAGCTAATTCAAAATATTTTGGTACCCCTACTGGTTATCAACCAAGTGTAGTTTTAAAAGGAGATATAGAGTTCGAGGGAGCATCGGCTGCATTGGTTGCTGCAGGTCCCTTTTTATGGAAAGGTGGGACACTAATCGCCTCAGCGGGAGCAACTCTTCTCATAACTTCAGCAGCAAGTTATACTACTCCCTTTGAGATAAGAGATGTAGATTTATCTGCTATGGGAAATAATACTATTTTTAATTGTGCTGCTACTGCACCGTATTTCTCGATTACTCTCAAAAGATGCAAAATGCCAGCTACCTTTACTGCGTTAGCAGGAACCTTGCAAGGTTATGATAGTTCAAAAGTCAGGCTGCATCACTGTTCTTCTGCAAATAAGTCCTATGATTTTTATGAGGAGAGTTACTGTGGCAGTAGTCAGGATGAAGTTACGTTAGTTAGAACTGGTGGAGCAAGTGATGGTACGACACCTATATCTATAAAGATGGTATCCAGTGCTAATACAAAAGAACAAATTATTTGGCTGGAAGGTCCTTCTATCAACAGTTGGACAGATGCTACTGTCTCAACTACATTCACCATTGAGGTTCTTCACGACTCTGCAACTGCTCTCCAGGATGACGATATCTGGATGGAGTTGGAGTATCCAGCTAATAATACAGATGGTCTTGGAGCGGTAGCATCGAGTAGATGTGCGATTCTTGGTACTCCGGCAGACATACCGGATAGCTCTGAGACTTGGACAACAACGGGACTAACAAATCCGAACACAAGAAAACTGACTGTAACAGTAACTCCAGGCAAGAAAGGCCCAATTACGGCAAGGGTATATCTGGCAAAAGCTTCAACGACGTGCTACATTGACCCGAAGATAACGGAGAGTTAAATGGCTACCAATAAAGAGTTTTTAATTCCCGGAGTAGGCTTTGTAAATGTTCCCGATGCCGGAGAAAAAGAATATATGATCCCCGGTGGGGGGTTTATTTGCGAGGATACTGCAAGCGGCAGCGGCGGCGGCGGCGGTGAGGCTACTTATGGAGGTTTCTTTTTTGCAAATGGATAATTTAAGGGGTTAGGTGTTAAACCCAACCCCTTTTTCTCTATTAGGCCGATTAACGCTCGACATGTGTGATCGGCCTATCATCTCTATAAGTGGTAAACTCACCAAGGGGGCGTGCGGTCGTGAATCTCCATGGAGCTTCAACTAATAAGCGGGCTGATTGCTCTCCTACTCCTGTCAGAAACGCCCCGGGCATGGTAACAATGCAAACCGCCGTGGAAATCAAGGCTCCGACAAGACAGGCGGGACGCACAAGCAGCAGATCAAGCACAACCATTCCAGCCGAAGGACCTTGATAGGCAGGTTGAACAGCCGCGTTTTCAGTATTGGCTGTGATTTCTTGAGCTGCCAATATTCCAGGGATAAAAATGAGACAAATTAACGCAATGATTAAAATAAACCGCTTCAT